TCGTTAACTGCTTTCATCTCTGCATCACCGAGTGGACGCTCTCTACGTGCCCAGTTACTTGCACCATAATCTGCATAGCCGCCTTTAGAACCTTTTGAAAGACGGAAGTCAACACCAGCAGTGTAATCTGTTGGTAATTCTTCCATGTCTGGATCCATTAGTGCTGCTTTGATTAGTTGGAAGATCTGAGGTCCAATAATGAATCGACGAATCGGATTATCTGGAGTAGTATCTTCGTTTAGTGGATTGTCTGTAACAAACCCTTGGAAGATATACGAACGTTTCTTCCAATATTTACGACCCATGTCTTCAAGACTAGAATCTTTAAACCATCCACGTACTTCTTGTAGAATTGGGCAAGACTCTCCGTACATCTCCATACACGGAACTTGTACCTGTACTGGACGAGAATCAGTTTCGCCTTTTACTCCTGCAAATGGAAGTTTGATCATCAAACGTTCAACCCAGAAGAATGTGTTATCAGGGTTGCCATCAGGAAGGAAGCGTAGCGTTGCTTGCTCGCCTTCTTTCATATTCCAAAATGGGTAAATTGCGTTATCGCCGCCACCTGTGTTATTGTTACCACCCTGGCGTGATTCTTGTTCTTTGAGCTTTGCTCGGATTTCTGCTAATGATGCCATAGTTATGCCTCCTATAATGTTATGCCTATGTGCTTTTGTGCCTTATTATGTGCAGCACTCTTACATACTACACAAAGTTATTTATCTTGTCAAGTGTTTTCTTGAAAGATTTATTAGTGTTAGCCGATTATCTTAAACCGGCTAACGATGATATTCTATCTAGTTCTGGATTTTCTTCAAGTTCTGGTTCTGCCTCTTTGTAACCCATTACTTCGGCTACTCTTTGATTGATACGCTCTATGAACTTACTTGCTGGCCTTACATAACGATCGCCGTATTCTTTTTCTACCATAGTTAGAATAGCTGTTGGGCCTTTTGGAAATTGTCCACTTTCTCTATCAAAATAACTTAGAATAAATTCGCCTAATGAAATTTTTGATTCGTTGGTTTCTTCATCATCGTCGTCTTGTGCTGCTGCCGCTGCTGCCATACGAGCAAGTTTTACATCTTCCCAGTCATTTTTACCGTCGCCGTTGCGATCAATTTTACCTGCATCTGCTTCGCTAAATTGACCCATTAACTTGTCGATAGCTCTATCAATACTTTCGCCATAATTTAATGCTGGATCAATACCTCTAGTACTACCTGTAACTTGTCCGTTTGGTGCTATTTCACGTGTACCGCCTGCGCCTATATTAGTAGGTCTTTCTTGCGGCCTAGGACTACTCATTGGTGCTCTTGTTTGCTCTCTAACTTTAAGCATTGTGCCTGCGTTTACATTGCCTTTTGAATCGACTACACTTTTGTTGTCCATCATAATTTGATCAACAGTTGTTTCAATGCCTTCGTCATTTAAACTTTGAACAATACTCGAGATAGTATCGCCTGGCTGTACTTCATAATTTATAAAGTCTTGTACTTCTTCAGCAATAATATCATCAAAGTTAAGTTCTTTTGCTTTTGTAGTTTCACTTACTAGATTGTAAATATACGGAAACACATCCTTTAATTCTTCATTGAACTGTTTAACAGTTAATTGATCAATCCAGTTGTTTGCAATTTCTTCAGGAACTTCTGTATCTTCAATAGGTACAAACTCTTCAAATGCTTGTGTGTAATATGATGGCTTTTGGAGATTTTGAATTTCTTTTTTAACAGCAATAATACGTTCGCTTACAACACCCATGTGTTGTGATAAACTTTCTGCCATAACACTACTACGAGCCATGTACTGTTTGAACTTGCGGAGATTAGATAGTTCTTCACTTAGCCCAGTAATATGTTTGCCAAAATCATCATATGGATTGCCGCCTTCGCTAACGTGTACAGCTAATGCTCTAGCACCACTTAGATGTTTGAAAGGATATTTAAATCTTTCACCGTCTGCATTTTCTATGTAGATAGCGCCGATTTTTTGTGTACGGTTACTACCTTCTTCGATAGCACCAGTGTGCTTAATGGATAACTTTGCATTACCTATTTTTTGGAAACTTTTCTTAGCATTTCCATACATTTTTGATTCAGCCATTGTTTGTTCTCCGCGACGATTTGTTGCTAAAAATTTATAATCTCTTTTTGTTAAATTAGTTCTATTAATATCTCTGACTTCAAAATTTAATAATCTTTTTTTAGAGAACGATCTAATATTTTTTAAAAACCCATACCAGTCTGTTTTAGCACTGCCGTAGTTTTCTTGTACAAAGTCTTTGTTAAACATTACTACTACGCCATCATCTTCGTCAAGACTAACACTAACTTTGCCTAATTTCTCGCCATTGCTTTCAAAATCAAAATCAAAGAAACGTGCCATCATTGGTTCGTTGGTAATATTACCTTCGGTGTCTCCTAATTCTACACTAGGAAAGCGTCCTCTGATTTCGTTAAATAGTTGTTCTGCTATGGTATTTAAGTTTTTCATGATAAAGTATTTATCAATAATTGCTGCTAACGAAGATTGGCATTGGTAGCTCGTAGTCGTCGTCTGCTTCGATTTGACTGAATGTATCGTACACTGTAGGATCCCAGTCTTTCATAACAGTCATCATTCTAAGAGTTAAAATTAATGCACTAATTAAATCGTCGCTGTGTCCAGGCTTTGCTTGAAAACTACTTGCACTTGCAATAAATGCTTTTAGCTCACTTACTAATGCTTTGCTTCTTATAACCAGTTTATCATTTTCAACCATGGTTTTTAATCTAGCACAACTTGTAGTTTTGCTACTGTGTGTGGTATTAAATCCTTTTCTAAATTTTCTAACATGGCCTTTTTTAATTGGTTCACTAATAAACAATCCTGGTATATTTTCTTCGCCAAAGTCTTGTATTACTAATAGTGCTGCTTCACCAATGCCGTTGTTTTCAACGCTCCAGTATATGTTGCTTTGCCCATTTGTAACTTCATTAATGTACGAACATATATCTCTTAACACACGAACTTGTCCTGGAATTGCAGTCATGTTGTGCTGCCATTCTCCTGCTTGTTCGTATGTAGGAAGTTCAATAATTTGTATGGCAGCATTATCACCGCCAGTGCCCATGCTAGGGTCAAGTCCAATTACATAGTTGTATTTTGGATCAGGTTTTTTGTACCAGCGTACTTGTCCCATGTTCATTATAGGATTAACGCCTTCCATTGCAGCAAGTTTAATACTGTTAATTAGTGTTTCGTCGAAGATTAGGAATTCGCAGCCGTACTCGCGTCTAAACTTTTCTTCACCAATACGTCCGATTTCTTCTTTTTTCCATTCTTCGTCACGGTCAGGATGTTCGCTCCAGTGTGCAATAAAACTATGGAACCCATTTATACCTATATCACTTTCGTTGCCATATTCATCAAACTTTTGTTCTGCTTGTTTCCATATAGTAGCAAATGTATCTTCGTCACTGTTAGGTGTACTGGTAATAATAGCGCGGCCACCTGTTGCTAGTGTGGGAGATATTGATGTCCAAAACTCTTCTGCAATGTTTGGCTGTACGAATGCAAACTCGTCACAGTATAGTAGCGAGATAGACAAACCACGTCCAGTAGTGCCTGTGGTTGTTTGACTTAGTATTCTACTGCCGTTTTCAAACTCCATACTGCCTTTGTTATAACTTGTAACACCTGCTCTAATGTGATCGGGGCATAGTTCGTATACGTATCTTATACGTTGCATAATTTCCTGCGCACCTGTATATTTGTGTGCAGCAATTAGAATTGTTTGATCCGGGTTAAACATTGCATACCATGCAAGGTAGATACTAGCACATGTAGTTTTACCTGTTTGTCTAGGCATCATATTAATATTAAAACGATAGCTATGATAACTGTGCATCAAGCCTAACTGATATTCAAAAGGTTCAAATAACAATTTGCCTTTTACAGGGTGCTGTATGTGGGCAAAATGTTTTGCAAAATGTAAATAGCCAGTATCAGGATCCATGCACAACAGCAAATCTTGTATTTGTGCTTCAGTGTAGGTTTCTTTTTGATTGGCTTTTTTAGTTAATACGCCGTCTAAACTTTTACTCATATTAATATTTATTCACAAAAATAGCGCCCGAAGGCGCTATTGAGTTGTAAAGAAATGTTACTTATTTTTTCTTTTTGTCTTTTAGTGCTTTTTTCATTGGCTCTTTTTTGTCGCCATCGCCGTCAACATCTAAAAAATCTGGCTTTGCTTTTTTCTTTTCTGCTAGAGCTCTCATTAGCTGTTCTTTGATACGCATAGGATTATCGCCGCCTGCTGTTGCTGGA